GATTACTATAAGTGTCAAGAGAACTTTGAAGCTATTACTTCATGGATGGTTCGTTATAACCTAACACCTGTAAAGGCTAACTATCAGAAGGCATACGACACGCTTAAGCGTCAAGATGTTCTTATTCTCGGTCCCGGTGTAACTCGTGAACCTGAAGTTGTAGAACAACCTGTTGTTGAGATTCCAGCGGAAACCACTGTTATTCCTGTGGTAGAACAACCACCCGTTCAGAGAATAGCAAGCGGATTGAACAATGATAACAGTTCAGCTATTGGACCGATAGTAGCATCCGGTAGCGATATTGTTTATGAAATTGCAGGACCCGGCGGGACAAAGCGTACATTCACAGGACTCGCAGCTATTCAAGCTATGCCTGGTGAAGAGTACAAGAGACGCTTACTTACCGATAGAGAGTTTGGCAAGAAAGTAGATAAGTTAGAAGCTGATGCACGAAAGCCAAGAGTGTAAGCAATGGAAATCAGGGAATACGATACTAAGTATTTACGTTACATCTTTAATATCAATAAGGTGTGCCATGATAAGCCTCAACCCAATGTAGGAATCCTTGAGCAGTTACATAAAGGACAGACATGGGTTGCAGTTGTCAACGGAGAAGTCGTAGGATTTCTATTAAGTGTGTATAGAGAAGGTCCTTACGTTTATAACGTGGCTGTACTACCTGAGTACAGAAATAAAGGAATTGCTTCTGCACTTTTCGATAAGTTTCATAGTTTTTATGAGGGGGCTGGTGAGCCGTACTTATACGTAGACGCTCATAACCCCGCTCAACACTTGTATCTGAACCTAGGATACAAAGTGGTAAATATTAAAGAAGACTTTTATGGACCTATGCAAGATGCTCTTGTAATGGTTAAGTCTTCTAAGTCCGATGACAAGGCGTGAGTCTTGCATCACAACGATTCGCAGTCGGATTACTGTTAGGATCACCAAACCAGCGTGAGGCAACTCTCTTAAGTCTGAAAGAGATTAGACCAAAGCACAGTCGGATTACTGTAGCAAGTAGTTTACGCAATAAGACAATGGGTTATTTTACTATCTTTAGAGGAGGGACTGTACAATATACCAAGGAAACAAATAAATGGCTAATTATAGTCCAGCAAGTGTAGGTCAATCTAGCTTGCCTCAATCAACTGTACGTTACTACGACAAGAAGTTCCGTGAGAACCTTAAGGCTCAAACTCCCTTTGTGGCCTGTTCAGAACGTCTTGATCTACCCATGAAGTCTGGTAACCAATACGAGATGTTCATGTACGTTCCTTTGGCTGCAAACACTACGCAGACAACAGAAGGGACAGTGGGCAGTGGTATTGGAGTACAGGTTCTAACAACAACTGCAACTATCGGTAGACTGGCGGAATATGCTTTCGCTTAACTCTAACTTGCCGATATTAAAATTTGCCAAAACGGTGAAACTCTGGTATAATAGCAATATACTAGACAATACCGTGGTAAGGGTCACCCTTTCTAATAATCGCTAAGGAGGCGATGGGTAAAATGAATGACAAAGCAAAGTATATCTATCTTGCGGGAATTATTGATGGTGAAGGAAGCCTGATCGTTTCTCGCTCTGATCGCGGTTCTTATATGAATTATTATGGCCGCATCCATGTAAAGAATACAGATTATAGACTTATTAAATGGTTATTGGATAAATTTGGAGGTACCGTGAGTAATCACGAGCCTTCTGATCCAGTAAAACATAAAAAAGCCTACTCTTGGTATTTTTCAGGCGATGCTCATGATAAGGAAGTTTTACTATTATCTATTATGCCATATCTAATAGTAAAAAAAGAACAAGCAAAGATTTTGATAGAATTTTTTCGTATGCATGATGAGAAGAATCCTGCTAAACGTGAAGATTTATATCAAAAAAGTTTAGCTTTGAATCACAGAGGTCCAACCGTAGAGACTATTACGCAAATCGCGGAACTAGATTCCGTGAAGATAGAGTCCGAACTCACAGGCGACTGTGAGAGTGCTGAGGTTATCCTTAGTACGTAACATTATCTGGAGTACGCAGATTATGCTAATTTCAGTTCGCTTTCATTAGCGACTGCAATTGACAATACTGTCGAAAACGTTGCTCGTGAACTTTCATACCGCCTTGGAGAATCACTAAGCGCTCTAGTTCGTGCAACTGCTGACGGTGCAAACGCCGTTGATAGTTCAGTTCTAACACAACTTGGTGCAACTTCAACAACTGCTTTCACAACTCTAAGTCTGAACCAAATCCGTAACTCTGTACAGAGCCTTGCGGGTCGTTCAGTTCGTCCTTTTGACGAAGCTTCAAAGACATTCTGTGGGGTTAATTAAACTAGCTCCCTATAATTTTGCTATATCGGTGAAAGTCTATTGACATTTTGTAAAAAGTGTGTTAGTATAGATAATACCGAGGAAAGAATCCATAATGATAACTACAAATAAAGTAGATTGGTCGTATCTGGCCGGATTGTTTGATGGCGAAGGCACTTTTTCCATTTATCAAAACAGTGGAAATTATAAAACTACCGCATCTGGTGATAAAAAACAGTACAATTTTACAAATAGTAGAGTTGAAATAACAAACACTAACGTCGATCTGATGGAGTGGTTAGTTAAGCATTTCGGAGGCGTATATTATACGCATCGAAGGGCAAAATCTGTGCACAAGATGGCTTACAGTTGGAGGCCAAAAGGTAAGAAAAATACTGAGAATATTATTCTCGGAATTTTACCCTATTTGGTAATCAAACCTCAGCAAGCGAATATTGTACTTGAATATCTTAGACTAGGAAGTTCCTGCGGAACTGAACGGCGAGATGTTGATAGACGATTTGAACTTATGCGGCAGTGCCAAGAACTAAACAAACGTGGATTATCCGTAACGACTAATATGCAAAACACTTCCGATGAGGAAGCGAAGAGAGAGTCTGAACTCATTAGTGATAATGAGAGCGCACTTGGGGTGATCCAAGGTGACGAAATAACTTCGTCTTTAGCCTAAACACAATTGTATTCACCCATTTTCTCTAGGCGACGTACTTGCTGACAACAGCAACGATTCACCTATTGACATTTTGAAGCACACTCCTGTAGGTTTGGCAAGAATGGAAGACCTTATCTCTGTCGATTTGACAGAAATGATCGAACTTCCTTCAACTGGTGTTCGTTTCTTCCAGACAAACCAAGTTACTAGCACTGCTAACTATAAGAGTGTAACAGGTTTAACTGCTCTTCGTACATATCTTTTTGGAAGAGACGGTATATTCAGCATTAAGCTAGGTGCACAAGGTGATACTGGTTTTGGTGATGGAGAATGGAGCAACATCGATTTGGTGTCCCTCTAATCGAAAGATAGAGTGGAAAATCTTTTCTAATTGACTTGGATGCTGAAATGTGCTACAATGTTTTGTAGTCGCAAACAAGGCGCAAGGATTCTGAGAGAATCCAGCGTGAGAGACTAAACGAAAAGACTCCCTTTTGGGAGATGCGATAGTCCGAACTTATGGGAAAAAAGATAATGGAAGCACATAACAAGACCAACATGGTTGGCCTACGATTCGGGAAGTTATCCGTAATCGCAGCAACAGAATCAGAGAAAAATAGAGCACGTTGGGTATGCCAATGTGACTGCGGGAACAAATGCGTAGCCACAGGAAAAACACTGCGTGAGGGTAAAAAACAAAGTTGTGGATGTATAAAAAGAGCGCAATCGCAAGAATGGATAAAAACTCTTTGTAAGCGAAATGAATTATCCTTTGGCGAAGCGTCTTGCAACCATCTTTACTCTATTTATAGATTGAATGCTAAAAAACGTAACTTCGAATATACAATAACGATAGATGACTTTAGAACGTTAACCTCCAAGGAATGTTACTATTGTGGAGAATTACCACAATATGCACACGATGGAGTTACTTGTTCTACACCTTATGTTTATAATGGCATTGACCGCGTAGATAATCTAATCGGTTATACATTAGAAAACTGTGTAACATGTTGTCGTATTTGTAATTGGATGAAACGTACTCAATCACAATCTGATTTTATTGAAAAATGTGCTAAAATTACACAAAATATAAACCATAAGAAACTAGCAGAAATGACTAGTTAATC